TGGGCGCTGGCGCTCCTGACGGCGGCGGGAGGGGCATACCGGGAAGTGACGCCCTCGGGGACCGGACTGCGGGTCATAGGGCGTCTGAGCGCCGCCGGAGGGGGCCTGGAAGCGTTTCAGGCGGTGTTGCGGGTGAAGCCATGGGTGGCTGGCCTGGAGGGACCGGACAGCGAAGAGGAACGGCGCTGGTGGGGCGTGGGGATACGAGCGGACGCGGCGGTGGAGATATACCATGCGTGCGCCCGCTACATCACGGTGACGGGGTGGGACGGGGTTGGGGATTGCGAGGCCGATATATCGACCGTCGTGGAATGGCTGATTGAGCGGGCGGGCAAGAAAAAGATCAAAGGGCACGCGAGCGTCGCCGCCGACGACGGTGGATTATCGTTGATCGGACATATCGAAGACGTGAGCGCCGCCCTGGAAATTATTCCAAATGACGATCTGCACTGGAATGACTGGATGGCCATGGGGCTGGCGACGGTGAACGCCAGCCGTGGAAGCGAAAAGGGATACGAAGCCTTCGAGAAGTGGTCCGCGAAAAGCGGCAGTCATAACCGAAGAGGCGCCAACGACTGCCGCGAACACTGGGAACAATGGAAGCGGTCACCGGGCGATCGTATCGGTATCGGATATTTGATGCTGGAAGCCGAGAAGGCCCAGCCCGGATGGGTGAGGCCGTCGCAGCGGCCTTTTGGTGGTAGCGGCGGGGGCGTGGCCCGCCGCCGCCGCGTCAAGATCATCGCCGGCGAACTGCACCACCTGGCCTCGGAAGGCGAGGCGGCCATCATCGCCTCGGGCCTGCCCGTGTTCCAACGCGCCATGCTGGTTCGCCCCGCCATCATGGAAATGGACGCCGCCGATGGCGGCAAGACGCAGGTGACCGGCCTACATCGTCTCGACGCGCCGGGAATGCTGGACCTGTTTTGCCAGACCGGGGAATGGATGCGGTTCGATAAGGGACTGAAAAAAGACGTGAAGGCCACGCCCCCGGAAATAGTGGCCAAAATCCTGTTGAGCCGGGCGGGCGAATGGAACGTGCCCTATCTGCGCGGCATCATCGCGCACCCAACGATCCGCCGTGATGGGACGCTGATCGACCGAAATGGATACGACAAGGCCAGCGGATATTATCTGGCGTTGCCGCCCGGCCTGAACGTGCCATCGATCAGCGAGAAGCCCTCGAAAGGCGAATGCGTCCGCGCGATGGAGGAACTGGAAGGGCTGCTGACCGAGTTCCCGTTCATCAAGGATGAAGGGGCGTCACGGGCGGTGGCGTTGTCGCTGCTGATGACGGCGGTCGTGCGAGCAGCCATGGATGTCGCACCCATTCACGCGGCCACGGCGCCACGGCGCGGGAGCGGGAAGTCGTTCCTCTACGATATCGCCGCCGCCATCGTTTATGGCAGCCGCTGCCCGGTCATCTATGCCGGAAACAGCAACGAGGAACTGGAGAAGAAGCTGAACGGGCTGCTGCTGGCCGGGGTGACGCTGTTCAGCATCGATAACCTGAACATGCCGCTGGAAGGAGACCTGATATGCCAGATCGCCACCCAGCCCTTGCTCGACCTGCGACGCCTGGGGCGGTCGGACATGTACCGAACCCCCAACAGCGCGCTGGCCGGCGTGACCGGCAACAACATGGTGGTCATGGAGGACGTGACGCGGCGCGTGGTCATGGCATCGATGGACGCCAAAATGGAGCGGCCCGAACTGCGCCAGTTCAAGGCCAATCCGTTCCGGGAGGTGCTGAAGGACCGGGGACGCTACATCGCCGCCGTCCTGACGATCGTCAGAGGATACCTGACGGCGGGCGAGAAGAGCGCGCCCAATGCCCTCGCATCGTTCGACGATTATACCCGATTCGTGCGTGCCCCCCTGGTGTGGCTGGGTCAGCCCGATCCCGTGGGAACCATGACGAAACTCCACGAAGCCGATCCCGTCATGGCGGGACTGCGGAGCGTCATGGCCGCATGGGAAGCGGCGATCGGCCTGAACATCGAGAAAACCGCCGCCGAGGTCGTGGAGACGGTGGACAGCCGCGCCTACGCATTCACGAAAGGCCCGCCGGGGGAAAGCAAGGACGAAAAGGAAAAACGAGAGGCGGATGAAATCGCCGCCGCGCGCAAGGCACGGCATATCCTCGGTGTGGCGCTGGCCGGCATTAGCCGACGTGGAACGGGAATAACGGCTCTGGAACTGAGCCATTGGCTGCGGCGACATAAGGATGAAATCGCCGACGGACAGCAGTTCAAGGGGGAGACGGACAGACATAGCAAGGTCATGGGTTGGAAATTGATGAAAGTTTAATTTGCGGGTGTTGCGTGCGTTTGCGGGTGTTGTAGCCCCTACCCCCTGGAAAAACACATTTGGTTTTTCATAAAGTAATGGCTACAACACCCGCCTACATACGCAACACCCGCGTAATTGATGAAAGGTAAACATAATGACGGATAAAACCGTATGCCTGATGGGAGTGGCCGGAAACGGCACATGGTCGATAATGGAGACCGCGTTCGGTGCGGGCCATCCGATCGGCGGCGTGACGTCGGGGAGACTGGATTTCAGTAATTTTGATGATCTGGTCAGGGATGTTGATTATATCACATGGGAGACTGACACGGTTCGGTCGTTTGACCACGGGCGCGTGCGAGGCTTCATGGAAGCCGCGGCGGCCGTGCTGGGAAACAACAGGGTTCACACGGTCTCGGCTTCCCGGCGATGGCAAGAGAATGAAGGGGGTATATGGTGGGATAACTCCTACGAACAGCCGCGAGACGAACATGACGCGGCGCTGCTGGCGTGGTGCGGATGGGCGGATGTTTTCGAACCGAGGCTGTTCGGGTTTGAACGGGCTGACGGGCTGGCCGAACCCATGACCGCGTGACCCTCATCCTTGGCATCGACCCCGGCGTGAATGGCGCGGCCGCGCTGATACGAGTGGAGGCTGGCGTTATCGCCCGATGCCACATCGGGCCGGTCATTCTGACGCTCCCGCTTCCAGCGGGGCTCGTGGTGGTCGAAGCCCAACACGCGAGCCCTCAGATGGGCACACGCTCGGCCTTTACCCTGGGGCAGGCATACGGGTCCGTAAGGGGCTTCCTGGCGGCCTCGGGTCATCCAGCGGTCGTCTATGTCCAGCCGGCGGTGTGGAGGGGCTCTTACGGGCTCGGGGGAGGCGCGGCGGGCAAAGCAGCCGGGATCGCCATGGCCAGGGATGTCCTGCGAGAGCCTGAACGGGTCCTCACCCACGATGAGGCGGACGCGGTGTTGCTGGCCTGGTGGGGCTGGAAGAACATCGTCCAGAAACAGTGAAGGCCCCTTTCGGGGCCTTTTGCTTTTGGTCAATGGCTTAACGATACCAATATGTCGTCCCTCTGAACTCCGTTGAACTGTAATCCATCCGGAGTTCCCGCGCCGCCTGGTCCCAATCGATGCAGGTGCAAGGCCAGCGGGCGTTGCCGGGATCGACGCCGCCAATGTCCTCCGCGAGTTCCTGGGCGTATGCCTTGAAGTGGCTGTCACGGATCAATATCACGGGATACCAGCCGCCTTCCCATTTCTCGTCGCCGTTGCCATTGCCTCTCAGGTCATCGAGCAGGGTTTCCAGCTCGGTCAGTTCCGCGAACAAGTCATCCTGATCAATCGCGCTATCATCCTCTCCGAGGTCCACGGGGCCGGGAACATGGAGCTGGCGCAGATGCTCCACGCGGGCGATCACGTCGCGAATGTCGATAAGGTCATCGTATTTTGAGATTGTGCTGGCCATGGTGGTTATCCTGTTTGACTGGTTAAGGTGTTCCGGTCAGTTGAAAGCGTAGAAGATCCGGCCGTCATCGGCTTTGAAGATGTTCCCGCTGATCTGGCCTTCGCTGGCGCGCGCCTCGTATCCGGCCCAGTCGAAGTCCTCCAGATCACAATCATCCATGCCGCACTCCCGCATGTCGCCGGCGATCAGTTGAATGAACATCGCGTTGATTTCTTCTTTCGACCATGAGGCGCGCTCTCCGGCATCCCATGCGCCCGTTTCCCGCGCCCAGTCCAACATGGCGTTGAGTTCATCCTCGGTGTTGAGCAGTGGCTCACGCGAAGCCTGATCTTTGGCCGCGTTCCATGTGTTAGGGCCGGCGTTCGCGCCGTGTGTCGCGATGGAGCCCGAGAAAGCCCAGGTGTCGGTTCCGGTGATGAATGAGGTGATATCGATTTCCATGGTGGTTATCCTGTTTGACTGGTTAAGCGGTGTGTCTTGCTGACCCAACCTATATGGACCCGTTGCGTTCACAGTGCAAGAGGTATTTCACGCCCGGCATGATTTATTTGCGGGAACAGGCAAACCATGCCATGTCAGAACTGTATCAGCGCATGGGACTGTGTCTCAATTGTCAACAAACATGCAAAACAGGCAGAATGCCCGAACGACCAAGAATCCGAACATGGTTCGGTCTACGTCGTTTCAACCGGGTCGTTCGGGCAATCCGAGCGGCCGCCCGAAGACCGAGGTTGATATAGCCGCGATGGCTCGCGTCCATGGCCCGAAGTGCATTCAGGTTATCGTTGGGATGCTGAGCGGCGAGGATCAGAAGCTACGGCTCGCCGCGGCTGTCGCCTTGCTCGACCGCGGCTTCGGCCGGCCGAAGCAGGAAATGGACATCAACTCCAATTCAACCATTGAGCTCCACTTAGTGGCGGCGCGGGCTATCTCGTCAACCCTGATTGAACAGCAATCAACGCCAACAATTGAAACGATCGAGTCCACATCTACAGACTTGCCAACGGAATGATAACGTAATGACACATCAGCCAATCATGGAGTGTGTCCGCATACGTCCGTTTGGAGAGGTGGCCGATGCCAAACATCAAGCCAGCATCAACATGATCGCGCGATCGGGCGTGTGCGCGCGCACCCGCGCCCAGGCGCGCGGGCGGGCGCCCGCCCCCCTGCCCTCGCGTGTGGCGATGGCACTGGCACCCCTTCCAAAATTGTCACAGGTATTTTCAAAACATCATTACGATATCAAATTGTTGTGGAATATCCCCCGTGCTTCATTGGCGTTGATATTTATATCGGGAGTGGAATTTATTGAGCTACACGGGCCAGATGGCCAACGTGCGTTTCTGAATCCGAAAACGATCAGTAGTTTGCGAGAGCCAATAGCCACTGACCTGAAACATTTCACCGGACGTGTCCATTGTGTCGTGGTGACAACGAACGGAAAGTTTATCGCGGTCGTTGAGACCTGTAATTATATCCGTGACACGTTGGATAAAAAGCCATGAGTGCCACTCTTGCAACGAACCCGTTTCACGCGGCGATTGAAAAGTATGCCCGCGCGCCGATCGCCTTCGTGCGGGATATTCTGGGTGTGGAGCCAGACCCATGGCAGCTCGACGCACTGCGCGCGGTGGCGCGCGGGCACACCCGTCTGGCCATTCGCTCCGGGCATGGCGTCGGCAAGACCTGCTTCGCCGCGTGGCTGTGTGTATGGTTCATCTGCACCCGCGCGCCGTTCAAGGTCGCCATAACCGCGCCGTCCTCGAGCCAGTTGTTCGACGCGCTTTGGCCCGAGTTCATCAAATGGTTGAACATCCTTCCTTCCGGCTGGCGCGATCTGTGGGATATTCGCTCCGATCGCGTCACGCTGAAGGCCGATCAGGAATGTTTCGTCACCGCGAGAACCTCTCGTCCCGATACGCCGGAGGCGATGGCGGGGCTGCACTCAGCGCATATTCTTCTCATCGCCGACGAGGCCAGCGGTATCCCCGAATCGGTCTTCGAGGCCGCGTCGGGCTCGATGTCATCGCATGGCGCGATAACGCTCCTCATCGGCAACGCCACACGTTCAACCGGCTTCTTCTACCGCGCCCACATGATGGAGCGGGACCGTTGGTACACCCAGAAGGTCTCCTCGGCCTCTTCCAAACGGGTCACCTCGGAGTTCGTGGACGAGATCGCCAATCGCTACGGCATGGACTCGAACGCTTTTCGTGTCCGTGTTCTTGGCGAGTTCCCGCTCGCCGACGACAACACATTGATCGGCGCCGACCTCGTTGACAGCGCCATGCTGAGAGACATCGAGATCGACCCTCTCGCCATCGAGATCTGGGGCGTCGATGTCGCGAGATTCGGCACCGACGCCTCCGTGCTGGTGAAACGAAAGGGGCGTGTCGTGACCGAAATGCCGCGCGCCTGGCATGGCCTGGACACCATGCAACTGGCCGGCGCCATCAAGGCGGAGTGGGATATCAACACTTCCAACAATCGCCCTTCCCTCATCTGCATCGACGTGATCGGCATCGGGTCCGGCGTCGTCGATCGTCTGCACGAGCAGAATCTGCCCATTCTCGGCGTCAATGTCTCCGAAACCGCCTCAACCACTGGTAGATACGCACGCCTACGAGACGAGTTATGGGTGCGCTGCAAGGAGTGGCTCGGCAACCGCAACGTGCGCCTGCCGCGCCATGATCGCCTCCGCGACGACCTCCTCATGCCGCGGTATTCCTTCCTGAGTGACGGCAGGCTCCAGGTCGAAAGCAAGCAAAGCATGCGTTCTCGCGGCCTCCCCAGCTGCGATCACGCCGATGCGCTGAACCTTACGTTCTGCGAGCAGGGGCTGGGCGTTGGCTCCGGGATGACCTCGGGCCTGTTCGACAAAGCCCCCATGCACATGAGCCTCGCCGATGGAGATCTGGTGTAATGGGACTGTTGTATCCCGTCGAACCCGGCCCGCGCGCCAATCACATGGCGGAGGCGGAGGCCGCGCTCGGCGGTCTGACCCCCGAGGAGAAGTTCCTCTACAACATGCACCTGACCAACCTGCATGGGCGCGGCAGGCTGGAACAACCGGATGGTTCGGTCTCCAGCCTCATCCAGATGTCTTTCGAGGGGCCTGGAGGCAAGACTTACAACATCCCCACCCTCTGGGGCGGCCGCCAGCTGCCGCCGGATGAGGCCATCGCGCGCGCCCGGAAGATCGGCCTCGATAAATTCCCCTCTTACGCCAGCGGTGACGAGGCGGAAGCGCGTTACCAGCAATTGCACGATTACCTCGCCAAAGACACCGGCGACATGATCCGGGGCGGCCGCCCCGCCGTCGATGAATGGCCCAGGGGCCTGCTCGACATACCGAACGGATGGAACCCATGAGGACAGCCGATGGAGACCTCGTATGAATGACGCGCCATGGCCGCCGGTGGATGATAATCCGAAGCACGGAGAGATCATGGAGAACTGGGCGCGCCGCATCGTCCAGGAGGTGGCGGATGAACTGGCGAAAGGGGTCGTGAAGGAACTCGGTGAGATCTTCCTGACGCAAAAGACGATCAATATCGGCCTCGATGACCGGATGTCGGCCCTTGAGCGGGCGTTCAAGGCTCGAACCGGACGGAAAGGCGGGAAACAGCCATGAGCGCGACAGTCTCCGCCCCTCCGCCCCCTTCTTCCGGCCTCCTGGCGCCCCAACAGATCGCCAACACCAACGGCCCCACGCCGCTGCCCAATATCCCCAACCTGATCCCCCAGGGGATGCGGCCCACCCCTCTGTCCGCTTCCCCCTCCGAGCAGATGCTGGCGTTCCTCCTGCCGCCATCCCACGACGATGACCCAGCCGACAGCGACCAGTCTCTCCCCGCTCCTCTCCGCCGTTACGCGGCCGGCCTGCGCCCCTCTCAACGCCCCACCGCCTCGCCCTGGTCCCAGGAGATCGTCTTCGAGCGTCTCGGTAAAACCGATGTCGAAATCAACGCCGTCGCCCGTTTCTATTACAAAACCGCCCAGAACTATGACACTTACCTGTCCCGCGAGCGGGTCACCGCCTCCAATTACTACGCCGGTCTGCCCGATGGACCGCTGGAAGATGGCCGCTCCAAGCTGACGATGACCGTCGTGCGCGACACCATCCGCCAGACGCTCCCCTCTCTCCTGCGTATCTTCACCGGCGT